TAAACGAAGAATCAGGCACACGCTATGACTCAATAGGCACTAATCACTTAACAGACAATAACACTGTAACTCAAGCTGATGGTTTGGTTTTATTTACAGCGGCAGCAGCATCACCAAGCGGAACAAAAACAATGTTTATCGGAACAATGGGAATAATACAATAAAAGGAGGCATTATGCCATCATTCGTATCAGTAAAAGGACAATGGGAACCTAAGCAAGAGAAGTGGGTTAATCCTAAAACAGCAGAAATCTATGAAGGACCAGATAGATCAGCAGTACAAGCAATAGAAGAAAATGGCGGTTCAATTGGAACTGATGTTAAGAAGTTATCAGAAAACATAATTCTTGCAAGACAAATGGGAATGACAGTTGATCAATATTTGCAGTTGAGCGATCCAGAAGCAATCGAAGCTGATGAGAAAAGGATTATAGAAGCAAAGAAGGAAGTTGTTAATCATTTAGATACTGGTAAAAGGAAGCCTACCGCCTCTAATGGTAATGGGGCTTTTAAAGAACTAAAATAATGAGCTCAACATTAATTATAGCCTTTGCAGGTTTAATAATTGCCATTTTATCTCACGCATTTGCGACAGTTTGGTGGGCTTCTAAAATGACAGCTAATTTAGAAAGTATAACTCAACTTATGATAAGCATGGGCGGAGAGTTTGAAAAAAGAGACAGAGCAATAGCTAAAATTGGTGAGAAGCTAGATGATGTCAGAGATAGAATGGTAGTAGTTGAAACTATGACTATTAATAAATAAGGAGTGCATATGAAATGGTTAAATGGTAAGAAAACATATATTACAATGGCGGCAGCAGGAATCACTGGGGCATTATACTTTTTAGGCTATGTCGACCTTGATACATTGTTAAAAATTGATGCATTTTTATTACCTCTCGGCTTTGGTTTCATGCGAGCTGGTGTAAAAAAAAGTTAGTACTAAGTTTCAATGATCGTATCATTCTCATGGGAATTAATATGTTGGTTGCAAAACAAGGCATGAGAGTTTCCTATGAGAATGGCATGATTACTTTTAAGTCTAGGAAGCCTATGTTTAGGGGCGAAGATGCCGTAATTACATATGGCGAGGGATTAACTAAATTGTTGAATAAGCACAAAATTGTACATAATGAAGTTGTTGAGAGAGATGATAACGGTAGGTTCAAATCCTACCATATTGAGGTTGGGGGGGACTGATGGCATTCACCTTTAAAGATATTATTGATGAAACAAAAGAACGAGCAAATAGGAATGAGTCTGGAACTCAATTTGACAATACAATAAAGAATACTATTAATACAAGTTTGTTTAGACTAGCGAGAGAATCAAACTGGAAGTCGCTTAGGCGTAAGACAACTATTAATACTGAGACTGAATATTCAACTGGTAGCGGTGCGGTTACAGTCACTAATAACTCGAAGGATGTAACGGTAACTGGTGCAACATTTATTACTAATGGTTTGGAAGTTGATCGCAGAGTAGATTTGGGCGGATCTTCCAAACAGTTTATTATTGCTAGTATTACTGGCGAAACTACCTTCACAGTTGATAAGTTGTTTGATGGAACAACTAGCTCCACGCAGACATATAAAATATATGGTAAGGAAGAATATGTGTTGCCCCCTCAAACTGGCAATGTTGTGGCTGTATGGCACGAAAACTTCGGCTATCCGTACTTACTAAACTATGTGCCTGATTTGGATATGATTAAGAGTGGTATTGCTCAAAATAACTCAGCAACACCCACATATTATCGTATGAATAGTGCCGATATGTCTATTCAACAGCCTAATGAGGCGAGCGTAGTAAGCGTGGCATCATCATCTTCTAACGACACATCTATCAATATCACTGTTTTTGGAATAGTAAGCGGATATCCTGATAGGGATACTATTACCACTAATGGGTCAAATGGGACAACAAGTGTTAATGGCTCAAAATCTTTTTCATCTATTGAGAGAATCGTTAAAAATGCCTCAAGTATTGGGCGTATTACTGCTAGTACAAATAGTGGTAATGTAACCATTTCTGTTCTTCCCGCAGGAGACACTACATCAGGTATTCTGTATCAGAAAATTCAAGTGTTCCCAATGCCTAACGAAATATTCCCTATTAATATTCACCATTATAAACAACCTTGGAGAATGGTTAATGATGATGATGTGCATGAGTTGGGTCAAGATTTTGATGAGGCAATCATTTGCATAACAGTTGCGAAGATAAAATATCAGAATAGTCAGAGTGAGGGCGATAAATGGTTCTCATTATACAAAGATGAGTTAAAGAATTTGAAGAAGGTTAATGCTGACAAGATTGATTGGTTGGCGACATTGAAGCGTGAGAGAGACACGTCTAATAGAGATTTATTGATGGGTGGAAGAATCAGCTATGGGCAAATGGGCGGAAACTTCGGACCTTCTGGAAGGATTAGATAATGCCTCAACCACAATATACATCTGCATCATCACCAATTGCTTTTAGGCGTAATAATGGCGGGTTAAATAGCACACATAGTCCATTAAGCGTTGCAGATGGTGAAAGTAGCAAATTGTTGAATGTGGACTTTGATGAGAGTGGAGTAGTCAAGAAGAGGAAGGGTTATACACGACTGAACACTTCTGCCTTCAATAGTGGTGCAACGTGGAATGGTTTGCATTATTATGAGAAGGCTGATGATACCTCATTTTTGGTAGGAACATGCGGTAATAAGTTTGCCAAGATGGATAGTCTTGATGGCACATTTGATGATGTTACTGGATCAATCACCATTACAGCAGGAAATAATAATCATTGTGATTTTATAACCCATGTAGATACTGTTGTTGGCACTAATGGTGTCGATTTAGTGTTTAAATGGACTGGCTCAGGTAATGCCTCAGTATTGGACGGAATCAATGCAGGCACAGCATCACCATCAATTACTAAGGCGAAATTCATTGAAGTATTCTCAAATTATACTGTTGTTGCTAATGTTACAGATAGTGGAGCAGCCTTACCATCTAGACTCTACTGGAGTACAATCGACACTATTGAAACATGGTCTGCTAGCGACTTCCGCAATGTTGGGTTAGATGATGGGCAGATTATTACAGGATTAAAAACATTAGGTAGAAGTTTAGTCATATTTAAGGATAGCTCAATATGGGTTGCCTCATTTACTGGCGATAGATCGCTTCCATTTGTGTTTGAACGCACACGAAGTAATGTCGGGTGCATATCAGGCTACTCCATACAAACTGTTGCTAATGGTCTAATATTCCTATCTCAAGATGGCTATTACTTTTTTGATGGTCAAAATAGCACAAAGATTAGTGATAGGATTAGAAAGACATTAAATGATGATTATAATAAGACTAGATTTGTTAATAGTGTTAGTGCTTATTTGAACTCAGAAAATAGATATATCGGGTCATTCACCAAGAGTGGAAATACCACACATGATAGTAATATTACATTTGATGCGCAAAATAATGCCTTTAGCAAGTATGAAGGATTAAATGCTAATGTAATGGCGATTGCTAATGTGAGTGGTGTGGAGAAGCTCTATTTTGGGGATTATGCTGGCTTTGTCTATTTAGCTAATAATGGTAATGATGATTATCCTAGTGGCGTTAGAACAGCCATAGAATCATATTATTATACGAAATGGATTGATTTTGAAGATGTGATAAACAATAAGGGTATCGAATCTATTGTTATCTATTATCGTATTAATGAGGCTACATTGACTATTACTCACTCGTATGAATTTGAAGATGGCGATGAATATAGTCAAACCTTTAGCATGAGTGCGGGCGGATCACTATATGGTACTGGAACATTTGATTCTAGTACATATTCTGCCTCTGGCGGAAAATTGAAAGTATTGCAATTAACTGGTCGTGGTCGCCTAGTCCGCATTGGATTCAAAAATAACGTAATTGGTGAGACATTCATATTAGATGGATTCGGACTTCTAGCCTATTTGGAAGGTCATAAATGAGAGTAGCTAATACATTCGTATTTGACAAGAATAGAAAATTAGATGATCAAATTCCATTATTGCAGGATAATTTAGACAAATTGTTTCAGTTAGCTCAAGGTCGGATTACCTTCGGTACTGCAACAGATGGGAATGGTGGTGAGAATGTTGCTGGAGAATTTCAAGTTGTCGCTGATACAGGTACTATTAACACTGAGTTTTCTGTTACTCATACTATTGGTGTTGTTCCCACTGGCTTTCTTGTTATTAACATTAACAAGGGCGGTGTTATCTATACTAGCGGAACATCATGGACTTCTACAACAATTTACTTAAAATGTAGCACATCTAATACAAATGTGAGCTTATTTTTACTGAGGTAATATGAATCAATTTAACATAGAATATGCGTTTCCGGGCTTATGCTCATTGTGCCATGTTGAGATCGCCGAGTTTAATGGTAGTAATAAATATGGCACGCCTAATATTGTCAAGCTCAAAAGCAACTATCGAGAGGGCGTTGTTAGACTCGATGATGGAAGCAATATGCGGGTAACATTATGTAATGAGTGTGAGGATTTTACGCCTAAGCAAGCGGGCAAATTAATGGAAAGCGAAATTGAAGGATGGAGACATTCTACAAATAAGACTGATTGGGATTCGAAGAAGAAGAATGAGCATAATGAAAAGTATGCTAAGAGATTTATATCAACAAGATTAGATAAGGTGTGGTCTATCTCTGATGGCATACCTACTAAACCAAAGGAGAAGAATAATGGCAATCGTAAATAAAAATAATACTTTTAGTGCTGGAGCTGTTATTGTTGCTTCAGAGCATAACGCCAATTTTGATACAATCTTTAATGACTATAATGGGAATGTTACTAATGCGAATTTGAGTGCCTCGGCTGCGATTGTGGATACTAAGTTGGGTCAGATTACTACTGCCTCAAAGGTATCATTTACAGCTCTAGTAGCTGGCACAACGCCATTGAATGAAGCGAAAGGTAGCGATATCGCATCTGCTACTACTACTGATATTGGTGCGGCAACTGGCAATTATTTGAATATTACTGGTACTACTACTATTACTGGGTTGGGTACTGTGACTGCTGGTGCTAGACGCATTGTTCAGTTTGGCGGAATCCTCATACTTACATATGATGCTTCTGCATTGATTTTGCCGGGCAACGCAAGTATTACTACTGCCGCTGGAGATATTGCTGAGTTTGTATCACTTGGAAGTGGTAATTGGATATGTACTCGATATCAGATAGATGCTAATACTCCAAATAATGTGGCGGATGGTCAGCAGGTTGGTTATTCATA